GCGTCTTCTTGCTTATCTTTCTTACGGCCTTCTTTAATATTTTCGATATCATCATCAGAGAGTCCCATGATATTCTTACGAACCCATGCACGATCAACAATGGCTTCTGGTGCTTTCGCAGCAATTTCGAATCTGGATGAAATGAGCTCAAGCTTCTGCTGTTGAGCAATCGTAGAAGGATTTGAAAGCTTGATGCTAAAGTCAAGCAGGTCTTCACCTTCATAACCATGTGAATACAGATGAATCATTGCCATCTTATTCAACTCAGAGATTACAACTTTCTGAATACGAGTAATTGTCCTTGAAAACCTGATATCTTCTTGAGCAAGGGTGGACTTTGCGCCAATGTCTTCATCATATCCGAGATAAGCCTTGGGAATCTTTAGCGCTGCAAACAATTTCTTTTGAATGTATTGAACATCTTCAATGGCTGCAGCGTTGACACCGCCTGCCAAAGAGTCAATCTTTGTTCCAGATTCACCACCACGGACAGGAATAAAGTAGTCCTCATCAACGGCAAGCGGGTTATAACGCAGATCCATCTTGCCGGTGGCCTTGTCAACAAGCCTATTTCTCTTCAAGCTTGTCTGCGCCTGCTCCATGAAGTTTGCAACTTCTTCTGGTGGAACATTACCAATGTCAATGTAAAAGACACGACGTTCAGGTGCACGAACAATACGATAAACAAGCATCGCGTCTTCCATCAAGATCATCTGACGCCAGATACGACGTGCTGATTCTAATACAGATGACCCATAAGGCAAGAATGCATCATTGCCGAGAAGGCGAAAGTGTGATACCTGCCAATTCTCAAGGACTTGATTTCCTCGGGTAATCCAGCGAAAGCGAACAGCCATAGGATCTTTTGGATCATAGCCCTCTTCACGCTCAATCTCTGAGATAGGAATGGGATAAGCATTGATAATTCCAAATCCAGGATGAACATCGTTGAACATCAAGAAGTCGCCATACTTGCAAAGATTTCTGACCCACATTGGAAGATTAAAGTCAACGTTTAGTGTGTCATTGAAAAGGGTGTCCAGCAACTCTTTAATCCTACGATTATCGGAGTGAATATGGAGGACCTGACCTTTCTCATCTTGAGAGACAGTTTCTTCAGCGTAGATATCAAGGGCTGAGGCAATCTCAGGCGTTGCTTCCATTTCTGAGAAATCTGAATATCTGGACATTCTGTCGAATGCGCCATATGCAGAGATAGTGCTGGAATAGATGTCGGATTGATTCTTCCGGAACATCTCGTAAGCTGACGAAGCTGTGGGTTCAGAATAGTTTTTCACCTTACGGCGAATAACTGGTCCTGACCTAAAGAGTTGCGTCAGTCTTTGAAATAGGTTTCTGTTACTTTTTTCGGCCATCTTGAACTCAATCTTATATGCTTTGTTACAAACTTAAATCAACGGTTAAAAAGCCAACCAAATTTAGCGTATGTGTTTAATAAATCTCCGCCTTGACCTGGCATTGCATCAACCATAATTGGAGAGAATGGATTTCTTGGATGCGGAACAGCAGCACCAGCGTCAGTTGAAATTTTATTAACTGCAAAAGCGGCTAACATTGCATTTGACATTTCTTTATCATATTTTGAATTATCAACAGAATTGTCAAAAAGCCAAACTACAATAGCGAGAGCCATGACAAGATCATCATGATAACCTTTCATAGCTTTAGCAGTTTGTCCGACCCACGTGAATGTCTTTAGCTCATCATATGTTCTGGTTGATTTTAATTTGATCTGTTTGTTTCTTATTACTTCTTCAAGTTTAGTTAAGATTTTTGTTCTGTTAGAAGGACCAGTTGTGAATCCGATATTTGCAATCTCTTCTGATCCCGCAGCCGCTCCAAGTAATTGATATTTTTTATCTTTATAATAAAGATTTTGATATCCAATCTCTTTAAGCTTCATACAAACTGCATATCCATAGCCGTTATTTTCAGGGCAGAGAATTGCTTTATTGTATCTGCTTCCAATCTCACTCAAAAGAATTGCAAATTGATCAGGTGGTATTTTTCCTTTAAATTCGCAAACTTGCTCACCTGAATTTGAGTCTATAACATGACATGTGGAAAAGTCGGCGCTATCACCACGGGCAACATCGGCCGCGATGATGTATCGATGATCTTGCAAAGCATACTTCCAGACCCAAACACCAGCGTCTGGGCCCCACTTCTCAATTGGTGTTTGTGTAGTTGACATGACATAATCAAGCTCTACAGCATTTAAGAACGTGTCACCTGATGCTGCAAAGTCGCAGAGAAGCTCCTGGGCTATCTGCTTTCTTGACATGTTCTTTGACTCATTATCAAACCATGTCTGGTCTCTCTCAGGATGCACATCCCAAGGTAGTTTTATGGTATTAAATTCATTCGATCCTGACTCACCCTCGACATAGAGTTTATGGTATTGACCGCCGACGCCGTTGGGGGTCGAAAGAACGATCGCTCGACCACCTGTTGAAAGGGTAGGATACAGACCTGTCCAGAGCTCATCAAAGTTTCCAATGAATGCAGCCTCATCAACAATTAGGAGAGTAAGAGCTTCTGAACGACCTGCGTCATCAGAAGTTGGGATGGCTTTGATCGATGAGCCATTGCTGAATTCAATTACTTGCTTCGTGTCAGACTTCATCGAAGGCATAATAAGCCATGAAGGAAGGTTCTGCAACATGACCTTCACTTTCTTGATAAAGTTCTGAGCTGTAGCTAACTTTGTAGCAATAATAAGGATTGCTTTGTCTTTGTAGAACAAAGCAAGCCACAGGGCATATGCTGCAGCCAATGTTGAGATTCCAAGCTGCCTTGATTTTAAGATGACATTGAATCTATGAGCTTCAAACTCATCAAGACAATCATCTTGAAACTTATAAGTCTCAAAGCCAATCAATCCCCTGGTCGGATGCTGGATCTTCGTGTATTTATTGATAAAATACGAAGAATTCTTTCCGCAGTGGACAATCTCAGCGACTTGTTTTTCTTTTGTAAGAACAGCCATCTCAGAGCACTTGTAGTGTGACCTGTCTTCTGTAATAGGCTACACGACGAGGTGACAGATTATTTGCAACTATCACTTCAAATGAATCATTATTGGCAATCTCTTTGAGTTTAATTGAATTTCCAGTCATATCTTTGAACTGACTCTTTAAATCAGCTACACACTTTGTCAATAACTGAATTGATTCATAGCTAACCCTTTCAGTCTGGACGTGTTGTGCTTGCTCAGTTGCAAAATGAACAACTGTCATGAATTTCATAACAATCGTATCATCTAAAACTGAGCAAATGATTGAATTTGGCATTGATGAAACTCCCCAACCTCTCTGGGTAATCTGTCCAAGCGCATTCAATTCTTTGTTTGTTAGGTGCATATCTTATGTCTCCATTGTTAATTATGCTTTCGCGAGTGAGCTGAAGCAAGTCTTCTCTTTCTAATTCTATCAATTTCTCTTTTTGGTGGACGCCAGCCAGCGAGCCACTTCTCTCGATTAAGATCTGCCACTTCATGCTCACAATCAAGGCAACATCCAGATCTTACAATTGAGACGGTGTCCATTTCATCGATTACAACGCAAAGACAAAGCGGACAGTCAATAGCAGAGACAGTTTTTTTAACATCTCCTCTCTTAACAATCCGATATCCATCATGATCTTCAACTGATGCAATCAAATGCACCTCACACTAGCGTCAATTCCATCATGAGAAATCTCGATGACATTATCAACGATGTCTTTAATACTATCAACATGCGAGATCACAAGGATGTTCTTAAAATTTCGTTTTAGAGATATCAGCAGTCGTGCGCATGCTTCAAGATTAATATCATCAAGTGCGCCAAACCCCTCGTCAATAATGAACAAATCAGGTTTTGGAATAGCAGACACCTCAATAAGCGCAGTCCTGATTGCAAGAGATGAGATCATCTTCTCCATTCCAGATGACAACTCAATAGGACGCTTTGAGTCACCGTAATCTATGAAAATATCAAGATCGCCAGAAGACTCATCTGCAAAAAGCTCAACACTAAAGTTCGCGACACCCTGCAAGACTTTCTCAATCTCAGCATTGATTCTTGGAAGCTGCGATGCGATGATCTGGAGTGGGATTCCATCTTTTCCTGTTGCGGCGAGGATTGTCTCATAGACTTTCCAGTCAGATTGAAGCTTGTCAATCCTAACGAAGTCTTGTTTTAGTCTTGCGATCTCACTTCCAATGGCACCAATTCTCTGACTGGCTTGCAATATCTTTTTTGAGATCTCATTTGACTTAGATTCTTCATCTTTAACTTCAGACTGCATCTTTTTAACACCCTCGAGGAGTGTAACTGAAATAGCAGCTTTAAGTTCTTGAAAGGCTTT